GGCACGAAAGAATTTTGAGCAACGGTGCGAAGCCCTGCGCCTATGTCGCTGGCAATACTCGGATCTGGCGTAGAATCGGGGGTCGTTACCGGAGCCGCAGAATCTTGAACATCATCCACAGAACTGGAATTGGCTTCACCCCCATCAGCGAGCTTTTGGACCGGCATCATTTCGAGTTGCTTCCGATGTGAAGGCGAGAGCGGCGCGTGCATCACTTTGATCTGATGACCGTCTTTGACTGAAAAAGTGCTGGAGTCTTTATCTCCGGCGACCTTCTTCGCATTCTTCAGATTGAACCCGAGAGATTTCACGCGACACTCAATCCTTTTTTGCTCAAATGATTACGGACGAAAGCCGCCGCGCGATCAGGGTGCATCTGCACAACGCTGCGCGGTATAACCATGCCGCCGTCCTTTAACATTTTCGGCACAATGTCATTTTTTTCTGAGTCGCCTTTGACCTTGGCCTTACCTGGAACACGCTCGCCGACCTTGAGCGGATCTGCTTTGCCTGCGGCGACCTTTTGGGCCTGTTTCGGGGTAAGAGTTTCCTCGCCGGGCGAGACCATGGCCGGAACGTCACCCTTAGCTTTTCCGCCCTTTTTGAAGTTTTCGGTCTTGAGCCATTTCCCGGCATGAGACTGAGGACCGATTTCGCCACCTTTCGCTAATGCGAGCGCCGCCGGACCGGCAGCCTCAAGAAGAGAGGGAGCCGTTGCCGCAGATCCAATTCCCGCGGAAGATCCAAGCTCTGGAGCCGCAGACATGGCTGGAGCCGCAGAAACATTTGAGACCCCATCAATGCTAAAAGGATTAGCGCCTAAAGCACCATTATCACTCGGAGCGGAAAGAGAGCTTTTTCCTGGCACATCGTCCGGACTGTCGTCGTCGTCATGAGTCATGTCAGGAAGATTGTTCGCATTGCTGAACGTCGGTCCGCCGGTTCCGGTGATGGTTCCTCCATCCGCATATTTTTTGACCATTCCGCCCTTGTTGAACAAGGAACCCACAACCGGTAGAGACGAGAGAATGGCCCCCTGCGTATTCTGAACGGCGTTGGCATTATTTTGAGAAACCTGCGCATTAATTCCGTTTGCACTAGTGAGTCCTGTCGTTTCGACTCCAGCCAAATTGGCCTCCTGACCTTGTGCTGCGAGTTGAGTCTCTTGCTGTTGGGCGGCAGCGGTTCCGGCTGCTTGCTGTCCTCCGGCCACTGCGGCGTTACTCGATTGTCTTGCAGCAAGCCCTGGATTCAACGCCCGATTTTGGGCGTTTGTTGCCGCGGCGCCTTGCGCGATTCCCTGAGCATTCTGAAGATATTGGGTCTGGGCTGGATTTGGACCGGCCCCAGCGGCTTCATTCTGAAGTTGACCAGAGAGAGTTGTTTCCTGAGATCCAATGGTTCCTGCCTGCACTGGAGCAGCAGCAGTGTAACTATTTTGAGTGGTGAGAGCGCCAGAAACAGCACTTAGAGGATTTGAAGTACTTCCACCGCTGATAACCCCCCCACCATCAAAATGATGGAGTCCGAGTTTGGTCATTTTGTGGACGAATTCTAATTTTTTCGCATGGTCCATTATCCGGTACTCCGTGATGCAGGTAGCTTGTTGAGACCCTGCTTTTGAGAAATTTCCATTCCAAGGTCGGAAAAATCGACGTACTCACCCGCCGCTCCAGTCGGAAGATCTTGAAAGAAAACTTGAATGGCGTTGCACTTCTGACGCGGCGTGAATACACGCTCTTGAAATGGCGTAATCGTGCCGCCTGTGCTTACGAGAGGGAACGCATCGGCAGCCGTGAAGTCGGAAACGAAATCGTATGCGAATGAAAATTGAGCAGAATAGGTATTGTCTCCGTTGGCCGCAGAATAATCGCCGAGTATTTCAAACTCTTTCACGCGCTCGAAATTCTGCGCGCTCGATGCCTTGATCCATGCCGTTTGAGCAGTGAGCGCGTAAGGAGTCGCGTTATCCAAATACGAAGTAAGATTTTCTTGAAATACGGCTTCATTGTCCTGTGCGTTATTAGAAGATCGCACATAGATATAGAGATTATTCCAGATCGTCGCCGAGAGTCCCGCGTGATTCGTGAACGTAGACCATTGCTTGAAAACGTAATCATAAAGCAGAGAAGTTCCATTTGAAGTCAGGAAACGAATCTGATTCGTCAGACCGGTCAAAATGGCAGACTGAATGTCCTGCGCATTATATTGCTGAACTTCTGGACCGAAATAAAATACCTGCGCCCCGCGATTAATTTGATAGAGACCTTTGGGGGACTTGAAAATGACGCCTTCTGGATAAAGAACGACGGACTTGCTATTGATGCAGCCAGTGTCATAAGGCACAAACTGGAATCCATTGATCGTTTCGCCATTTCCTGCGTCGTTTGCGGCGTCGCCGATGAAATATCCAAGCCCAGACTCTTTCAGGATGACCGTCTTTTCATCCATAGGAGAAGCGCCTGTGATTTCTCCCGCTCGCGAATCAATGACAACCGTGAGCTGTCCAGTACTGAATTGGATACCGGACCCGGGCGATGCTGTCTTGGACGGCTCGATATTGGTTTCAGGACTTTCTGAATCAATGACCCAAAGTCGATTGATGTTCGTCCACATGATCATGGCAGGAGGGGGGGCTATATTTTCCAGGATGGCACCGCCTTCGGTGTAGAGTTGCGGCTGAAAAATCAAATCTGCATCGGTAATTGTGTCCCCCAGCTTGATTGCATAAGTAGATGAATTTATAAGAGAACCGACTAGATAGGCAATCTGACCATCGGCAATCGTGCGCCAAAAGTTGATGGTCACGTTGGTTTTCTGAGTGAGATTAAGCGGAGCGATTCCGATATCGACATTATTCGTAGTTCCTGAAGCAAAGACGATACTGACCGCAAGAGATGGCGCGGATTGATGCAGATTTCCATTTGCATCGGTCCAGCTATAGGTGACGTAATAAATGTAAGTTCCGGTTCCTAGTCCGCCGCTTCCCGAGGCCGGTCCGACAGAGGCTGAATCAGGATCAATGTTAAATCCAAGCTCCGTGACTTGCGCCCCATCGAATTGAGATACGATAGCGCCATTTAAAACTAATGTGTCTTGCTGAATGATTCCCTGGTAGGCGTCGATATTGTCGAAATCGAACTGAATGAGTGCAATTCCAATTTGTGCGAAAACGGTCAATAAGTTCGGATAGGCGGCTTCATTGGTCGCGGATGGAGGCGCAACCACCGTTGCCAATGAAACTACAAATCCAGATGCGAATCCCGCTAATGTAGAAGAAAAACTGATCATCGGATTCAGGAAACCAGGATAACGAGAAGACACAGGAGTGGGTGCGGCATAAGTAGATCCTGCAGGATTTCCAAGTGAGCTGTAAATTCCTTCGGCCTCCGTTTGGAGAAATTTAGCCGCAGCGATGCCATCGTTTACGTCAATGATGAATCCAGTGCTTTGGCTCTGGGAAAGACAGACGCAAGGAAGATATGCACTCGAATTGAAAGAAAATGGCTTTCCGTAAATATCTAATCCGGCCTTGAATGTAGTGATCGATCCTACGGTTCCAGTTGAATTGACGGACGCCTGGGAAATGATCGGATAATACACGCCAATCGTCAGACTTTGTGCAGGCTGAGTCCATGCCGACCAGTAAACCGTCTGAACAGTCGAAGAGATTGCAAGAGCGGTAACGTGATTGAGCGTGGAAATTCCGGTTGTGATGAGAGTCTTAATTAGAACGCTTGCTAGAGTCGACGCGTTGAAAATGGCATAGACGATATCTCCGGCTGATCCAAGTCCCCAATAAATCCAGGCATTCGTTGAAGTTGGATCAAGGACAATATTGATAACAACCGCTGTACTCGTGGCCGTCGTTTCCGTCGTGCTATTAACGAAAACTCCGGAGGTATTGTATGTCGCAATGTAGACTTCATGATCCGATCCATTCGGAGCCGATGCAGCGACGATACAGCCACCAGGTGTAGAAACTACATCGTAGGCATAGGATATGATTCCGTTGGATAGTGCCGTCGATTTGAACGCCGGAGTAACCAGCGTTTCCGTTCCCATCACAACCCCGCTGGACGTGAGCGTGATTGTCTGTAAAAAAAGTTCAGGAGCAGTGGGAGTGACAGAACTAGTATCTGAAATATAAAAAATAGCGAATTGCGAAGCCCCGAGCGTCACTACTTTGCTAAAGCCCCAAGTGCTTCCGTAGGCGCTAATGATCTGAGAGGCGGCGAGTTGCGCGCCAGATTCTATGTCGTAAATTGCCCAGTTGACCGGAGAGGCTGAAAAAGCGCCCAGCGTATCCTCTGCGTTATCGTATCCATAAAGGATCAAATCACTGGCAACCGCGCTACTCGAATTGACGACCCCCAAATATCCAACCGGATCGGTATCAGAAGGACCAATTTGAGGCGCTGCGATGATTTGTTTTGTAGTTTTCGCAGAAACATATTTTCCGCATTGTGCCCAAGCATTGAGATCGGGAGAATACGAAAAAAGCCGCTGACCAAAGACCGACGCGCCGGATGCAGTACCCGCGACTGTAAGTTGATTCTGATATGATTTCGTCATGGTCGGTGCGGTGATTGTTCCACCGCCGATAATATTCATGGACATGGACGTATAGCCGGGGCGCTTGGTCAAGCGCATGGCATTCGTGAAAATGCCATTCTGCAAGGCCGTGAGCTTCGCCGGGGCTACCATTTTCGGGTCGGTCTTAGTGTCTACGCCTTGACCAAAATTAAGGCTGACGACTGAATCGGCCATCAGTTCACCCAAAGGCTGATGACGCAATCAGCGCTTGATTTAAGAGTAATGGAATTTGAATTCCATGCCGTTCGCCACACGGTTGCATCGGCTTGTTGATCACAGAGAGTCCAAATTTGTGGAACCCTCCCAAGACCAGTATTGATAACGGTCCCAGCCGTTGAAACAGAGACATTTTGAATCAGTTGTCCGCCAAGAAATGGGCTTAAGTTCAACAAAGAATTGAATGCCTGAGTGATATAAGCCTGGATCTGATTCAATTGTTGATTTGCAGTCTGGACTGTCTGAAATAGTTGTTGATTCATGCGACCGCCTGCGATAAACGGACAGCATGAAAAAAACAAAACGCAAGTATCGTAAATTGAACAAAAACGAAGTTCGAGAGATCAGAAATCTTCTCAAGAACGGGAAGACGCAAACCGTGATTGCGAATAAGTTTCGCACCGCGACTTCGACCATTTCTTTGATCGCCACGAGACAGACGCATAAGACGGTTCGATGACATTAGGACGCCCTCCCGTTTCCATCGAATCTAGATTTTGGCCTAAGGTCNAAAAGNCCAATGATTGTTGGGAATGGGTTGGCGCNAAAAATAAACAGGGCTACGGAAAGTTTAAACTCAGAAATCCAAGAAGAGACTCTACGGCTCACAGAGTTTCTTGGGAGATTAATAACGGACCAATCCCCGAAGGAATGTTCGTTTGTCACCGCTGCGATAACAGGAAATGCGTAAGACCTGGTCATTTATTTCTCGGCACGCCGCTTGAAAATACGAGAGACATGATTGCGAAGGGTCGCAACAGGACTGCGGCTCCGCATCTTCTCAGTAGTCCCGGAGAGAGTAATCCGGCCGCAAAACTCACCGAAATTCAAATAGGCGAGATACGCAAAAAGTACAAACCATGGAAGGTAACTCAAAAATCCTTGGCCCGTGAATATGGAGTTACTCAAAGTATGATATCCAAGATCATTCTTAAGCAGGCTTGGAACTAAAAACGCAGCATATCCGCCACCAGAGCCTCCGAAACCACCAGCCCCGAATCCATTTCCCCAATCCGAAAAACCAGGGTCACCCATCGTGGACCGAACATTGGAAACAGTGTTCGGTTGACCCACATCGCGATTAGCCGCCATCGTTTCAATCCGAGTTAAAAGGGCCATCTTCTGGCCCTCCAGCTTCGTGACTAAATCAAAACTTTCTTCTTTGTTGCTCGCTAGAATAGCTGTACTCACGATGACGTATTCACTCCATCCCGACATGGAGAACGGAAGCATGTCCGTATCCAAAAGCATTTGAACCATGATCGGCACGTACCAAAGCTGAACCAGCATGTTTGTGTTCATCGGGAAAAAGAAAATGTTATTCCCCATTTCCCGGTAAGACATTTGATAGATGTTATTCAATGCACCAGCTTGTCCGGGCCAAGTCGTATATCGATCTCGATCTGACCAATTTGAGCGCGAGAGAGGAATCCACCCGGCATTGGGTCCGGTGGATGCACCGGAAACATTCGCATCAACGCCATTCAATTTGTAATGAGCTGCCGCAGGAGTTCCGCCCGGATTCAGAACCCACGCACCATTGACGAGAGAGCCTTGATAGTTTGATCCATCCGGAAGCGGATATGCTTGCAATCCCGTGAGTGGAATTTGTAGCGGCGGGGCCATAAAATAATCTTCGCCGTAAGCCGAAGTCAAAATATCCCGCAGCTCGAACGCCTGTTGGTTTAAATTGAAATTCCATTCATCATCTGTCAAGAACTTCGAGTGCTTCATGTCTGACCGAAGTTTTGAGTGATAGCGCAGGTATCCTAATGGAATCTGACCCGGAAGGCAGGGCGTAATGTTGGCCGGAGCACTTGCAACATAGTTTCCGGAAGCCGTAGAAGCGGCCACCTGATAAAAATAGGCGACTCCGATCAAGACCGCTGAATCCGTATAGTGGGTAGCCAGAGGATTTCCAGAGAGTGTCGCGACCGTCGTCCAATTTACGCCATCGATCGAACGCTGAACCACATACGAGGTCGCTGATGTAATAATCGGCCAGGAAACGAGATTCTGCCCGTTCCCGGTCTGAAGAATAACGCTGTTGGCAGTTAAGGCGGCCTGAGCCATATTCTCCCTGTGCTATCGGGGCCGCATCAAATCAATGAGCGGCCCCCATATTCATTTATTTTCGAGCATTCATGTAGAAGCTCATC